GTTTGCAATTCGATTCAATCGGTCTGCTTTCGTAAAGATATTTGGATGCTTTTTAGCTTCTGTCACCATAAAAGCGCCAGGAGTAGAAGGGTCTGAAACCATGTCGAAACAGATTAATTGAAAATCGTCTTCTACGATTGTATCTCCATTTGATTCTCTAACAGAGCCCATGCCTCTAGAGGAAATGCCTAATTTTACACCGCATTCAATAAGAGATTTAAGAATTCCACCGGAAGGCGTGTTCAAGACTTCAATCTTTCCCATCACATCTTTGCCTTCAGCCCAAATGCTCGTCACAATATGAGATGCATTCTTGAGATTAATTACTGAATCGTCCGGATGGTCAAGTTCTCCCAATGCTCTGCGCTCTTTTACTAATTTTGCATAATTTTCCACTTCTCTCAGAAGAATATTTTCAGGATAAATTCTACCATTACCATTTCTTGTATCACATCTTTGCATGACACCTGACAATATAACAGTTCCATTGGCAACTTTACGTTTTTCTTCCTCTGTTAGAAGATCTTGACAAACGCCGCCTTCACATAATTCATAATATTCTCTTAAAAGTTTCATTTGTTTCCTCTTTTATGCGGGGACCACCCGCTTCAATATCTTTCCTCTGCAGCAGCGAGCCACAGGTCTCATAAACCATCTGATTTTTGCTAAAGGTAACATTATTCCAGACTCCTATAAATTCTTAAACCGTCGTCATCTATCATCACACTCAACACGTAAGCAGTTCCAGCACTTAGACAACCTAACAAGAAACCTGTGACAGGATTGCTATCAAAACTAAATAGTGTTGTATAGCCATTTAGAGCCCACAAAATTATTCCGACCCAAAAGCCGACACAAAGAGGGCAATGGAATAGTTCTCCTAATTTGCCCGTTGTTGGTCTAATCGAATTAAAAATAGAACCGTAAACTAATATCTGTGTAATTCCGAAACTACAAAGAACAAAATAGATTAAACTCATTCGTCCTCGCTTTCGCGGATAAGAGAATAGTTGTATTGATATCCGTATGGACGGATGGTAGGGCTCATCGAACCCTTTCGAGATTTATGTGGAACCTGACCCAACGGTGTTGAATATTCGTCTTCTGGATCAACCAAATGATCTTCCTGATCGTCTTCAATCTTCTTTGTCGCAATAAAATAGGGTTTTTCTTCTTGAATAAATTTATAGATTGAATATAGTGTAGCTTCTACACTATCAATACCATTAAATTTAGATTCATAAAGCTGAGCTTCAATGGCTCCGTAAATATTTCCACCTCTTATGGATGCCCTATCGAGAATACCATCTCTGTACAGAAAGTTGAATAATCTATCTTGCGCGCCATAAACCTTATCATCCATCATTCCTTTTGCAAAGGTGACACATTTATTCGATTCAGGAATTAATACAATGTCGATATCCTCGTGATCGAATATCATGATATCACCATTGAGGTTTCTTCGAGCTTCGAGTTGAATCGTTATCACTTCTTTTAATTCCGGCTGCATTTCCGGAGTTATTTGGATATTAATCGTCATTTTTGTTTAACTCTTCTACCAAGCTTTGAATTTTGATTAACTCGTTTAGATTATCATCTTTAAATTCATTACTCGCAAATGATTCCAAAATAGCAACAATCTCTTCAAACTTGTTCTTAAGATCATTGTCATCTTTTGCAATCTCTGATTCGATAGCTGAACTGATACTCTTTTTCAAGGAACCTACCTCTTCGTTCAAGAAAACCTTGAATTCCAAACCATTGTCTGAAAAAGAAGCGATATATTTTGTTAACAAATCCTTTTGTCTTTCGTTCAGTTTTTCGCTGTATACTTCGTTGAAGTTCTCAACGAATTTCCTATAAACCAAATTATCAACCGGAGAAAGCTCATCAGTCGGCGTTTCGGCGCTCGATGACATAAAATCTACAATCTTCTCTTCCAATATAATCTTATCTTTAGTATTGGAAATTCCGGAATTAAAAATAGAATACAAACTTGCAATGTTTCTGTAGTTTGGCACAAAGTTGTTAAACACTTTGCCGTTTAAAGAATGGTTAATAACTTTTATCAAGCTATTTTGTTCATTGTTGATCTTCTTTCGATCTAAAGTATCATAAGCTATTTTTGTCTCTAGCATTAATTTTTCAGCTGTCTTCTTTGGAACATTAGTTGTCTCATAAATGCTCCTATACAAATGCAACTCTTTTGACAATTCAGAACCCTCAGAAAAATGCTCTTTAATAATCGAGACAATCTTTTTCTTCTTGTTACTGTTCTGCTTTATGATGGATTTTGTCAATTCCCGGATCAACGCTTCATAGACAAATGCTGTATTTCTCTTCTTATTATGCTTTAATCTCATTTTTTAATATCCTCAAAGTTTATGCTCTCAACGATCTTTTTAATATCACCACTCAAGCTGAAGATGTTATCTTCTTCATCAGAGTAATTAGTTTCTGCATCTTCAAAAATACCTCGGGCCAAGCTACTTAAGTCAGATAAACCCGGGAAGACATTTCTTGTTGTATTCTTTGCGGTTTCTCTGTTGTATAACCCTTTCGTATTTTGTTTTTTATACCCAACTTTTGATTTATTTTTTACAGGAGTATATCTTTTACCCTTTGATTTATTGGTAGTGGTCGACAAATCTTTTGGATTAACCCACTTTAATGTCTCATCGTCTCTTTTTCCTGGAGTCGCGAGGAGATCTCCCAGTTCTGGCTCAGCGGCTGGTTCGTCACCGCCCACATCTGCCAATTCTGCGTCCATTTCATCACCAGGTTCCATTGCGAGTTCGCCTTCCATTTCGCCAGTGCCGGTTCCGCCGGCAATATGATCGGCAGACATTTCCGCTTGAACCATTTCTGCAACGGATTCTAAACTAGCGTCGTATTGTCGGTCATAAAACATTTCTCGTTGATTTCTCAGGAATTGTTCGTCAGACATGTTGAATAAGTTCTTCGCAATCCAATGACGGCTAAAAAAGCCTTCAGTTGCCGTCGACGCTGTATCAAATTTAGTCTTCCAGTGTTCCAATTCTTGTAATTCTGCAATCTTCGATGGATTATTCAAAGACAACTTAAAAGAAACTAAATCGTCTTCTCTAAAGCCTAAAATATAAAGGTGAATAATTCCAATCTTTTCTAATTCAGAAACGATGGAGCGTTGTAATCTCTGAATAGTTCTTGAGAATCTTATATCCTTTTGTGCCAAAGTCGTCTTATCTTCTTCTGCGCCTTCACCTCTCGAAAGATAAGACTGCGGTACTTTCAATGCAGCAAACAACTTATCGCGAAGATATTTAACATCATCGATATCGCCAGTATATTGACCGCCAGGAAGAGTCTCAACTCTGCTGTTTTGGCCTGCACGGGTCGGAATGAAGTAATCTTCATCAATAGAGAGGGGATTATAACGCAAATCAACTCTACCAGTATCTGGATCTACAACTTGATGTCGCTTCATTTGTGTCATGATCTTTTGCATATATTGTTCGACGTCTTGAGGCGGAATATTTCCAACCTCAATATAAAATACGCGCCTTTCGGGCGAACGAACAATTCGATAAGCCATCATTGCGTCTTCGAGCAGGGTCAATTGACGCCAAATCCTTCGGGCCGGTTCTAAAACAGAGGAACCATATGGTGAATATTTATCATTTCCTAAGATCCTGAAATGTCCGATTTGCCAATTTTCGAAAGTCATTCCGGCAGAATTCCATTGAAATTGTACATAATTTGGATTTGTCTTATCTTCTCCCTCAAGCCTTTCTAATTCGGTTGAAGGAAGGCCGATGACATTTTGGACACCCCTGTCCTCATCCATATCTAGATAAAGGAAGAAATCTCCATATTTGCACATTGTTCTGGACCAGCCAAAAAGGTTAAACTCGACGTTCATAATATCATAATACAATGTATGGAGAATGCTCTTAATCTCCTCATTTGGACAATGAATATTCATCAAAGGTGTCAAATTACTGCTAGTTGTCATTTCATCGGCATAAATGTCCAAAGCAGAAGCAATTTCCGGTGTGTATTCCATTTGGTCGAAATCTACGTACCTTTCAGTCCTCTGCATTCCTTGCATAACGTTCGTTTGTAAGTTGCTGAAGGGGTCATACGCCATCTTCTTAAATTGTTTGCCGCTAGCAGATTTAAATCTAGACGCAAAGTTGTCTAAATCAATTCTTCTGAGCCTGCGGCCTGTTTGTGTACGATAATTGACAAGAGGTCCGGATAGTAATCGTGTCAGCCTTTTAAAAAGCAAATTCTCTGCGTTCTTTGGGTTTTTAGTTTGTTCTGCCATTTATTAACCTTTAAAAAGCCACGGAAAATCAGT